GCTATTTCTATGCTCAGAGGTGAAGATGGGAGAAAATTAGGCGTTAAAGCCACTGAAGCACTTCGTGCAGTCGCAGACGACTTAAACGATGCTTGGACCGAGATTGATGAGTTCATCGGAAATGTCGGAACTGAGGGTGCTTTGGAGTTAGAAGTAGAAGAAGAACTTGTGGAAGATGAACCAAGTGAATCTGAAGAGGTAGCTGAGGCTTCAATTGATACTATTGATGTTGAAACAGAAGTCGAAGAAGTTACTGAGGAAGAAGCACCAGTAGAGGAATCTGCTGTTGAAGAACCAGAAGATGAAGTTGCTGAAGAAGATACTCCAGAAGATAACACTGATTCCTCTGACGAAGAGTTTGACGCAGAGTGGGTAAGGGCGCAGCAGATTATTGCTGAATCCTTAGTCGAAGAAATAGAAGAAGTATAAGCAATAACGATTGGAGAAATCCCAAAATGAGTAAACAAAATGAACTCATGGACCAAATCGCTGTTAAAAGAGCAGAGTTAAAATCTGTTTTTGAATCCGCTGAAGACGGCAAGTACACCTCTGAACAAAAAGAAGAGATTAAGTCAAGAAATGACGAACTTGCTGAATTAGTAGAAGACCTTTCCATTGAGAAGAAAAAAGCTTCCAATGAAAAAGCTCTCGAAGTAGATTCAAAACCAGTTGCAGAAATGCCACTAGCCGTTGATGAATCATCAGAAGCTAAATCTGTTGGACAGCTATTTACAGAGTCCGATGCCTACAAAAATTATGTAGGTCAAGGGGTAAAAGGTATTGACTCAAAAATTGAGACCAAAACCACTCTTAACACTACAGGTTATCCACCAGAGGTTCTAAGACAACCCGGATTCCTAGAGTTTTTAACAAGAGACCCTAATACTGTGATTAATCTATTCGACCAAATTAATAGTGACCAAAATGCTTTCTCTTACTTAGAAGAGACAACATTCACCAACGCAGCTGCTGAAGCTGCTGAAGGAAGCGCTATTGCTGAGGCCGCATTAGAGTTCACAGAAAGAACAGAATCCATCCGAAAAATCGGTGTATTCATCCCAGTAACAGATGAATTATTAGCAGACCAAGCTGGCGTACAAGGTTACTTGAACTCCAGATTGCAAACAATGATTCGTTTAAGATTGGACAGCCAACTCCTTAGTGGAGACGGTACTGCTCCAAACCTTGAAGGAATTTTGGACGCTGGTAAAACATCAGTTGGTAGCACAGACTTCTCAAGTTACTCAGGTAACTTAGGAAAACTCGGTGCTCTTTATGGTGCAATTACTGACATCCGTGTCAACGCTTTCACAGAGCCAGACGCAATTGTCATGCACCCTAATGACTGGAATGACATTGTCACATCAGTTTCAACTGACTTCGCAGGAGATGCTACTGCTGGATACGCAGCAAAGAATCCTCTGTTCATAGCAGCTGGAAGCATGGCTAGCGGACCACAAGCCGCAATTTGGGGACTTAAAGTAGTTCCTACAACCGCAATTGCCGCAGGTACAGTACTTGTTGGTAAATTCGGTGGTGGTGAAGCCGCTCATGTTGTGATGAGACAAGGCATCGACCTCGCTGTAACTGACAGCCACTCTGATTTCTTTATTAAGAATCAGCTTGCTATCAGAGCTACAATGAGAGTTGGTTTCCCTGTTTATAGACAAGCAGCTTTCCATAAACTAACAAATATGTAATATCTGTTAGTTGGATATTTCAAGAGAGCCGGGTAAAACCGGCTTTCTTGTTTTTATAAGGTAAAATGATTTCATTATGTCAGAATATATAAAACCAGAAAAAACAATTTGGAAAATGCCAGATGGTTCTATTTTTGAAGGACCAATGGCTGAACTACCTAAATCTGGGGCTTCTAAGATTGCAAAAGCAGGAGTAGAAGTTTCTAAAGAATGGTTGAAAGCTCAAGGATGGGCAGACCCTTCACAGAAAGCTGCTCCTAAAAAGAAAGCTGCTCCTAAGAAAAAAGTAGAAACCAAAGCTGTTAAACCATCAGAAGATAAATAAAGGAGTCCTAAATGGCTCTTTGTAGTTATAGCGATGTTGAAACATTTTTACAATTAGATGTTGATTCATCATTACAAACTAATTTAACAAATACCTTTATACCTTATGTTGATGCGTCAATTAAAAGATTCTTAGGATATGACATTGAACAAGCAACATTTACTGAAGTTTTTGATGGAGAAGAAAAAAAAGATTTATTTTTAAGACACATACCAGTACAATCAATTACCTCAGTTGCAGAAGATGCAGTTACTCTTACTGAAGGAAATGAAAATGACTTTGTTTCTTACAGTAATGGTCAACTTAGAAGAGTAGCTATAAGATGGTCTGGAATAAAACCACAAAACATATCAGTAACTTATGTTGGTGGTTACGCTTCAGCTGATATTCCAGAACAAATAAAATTTACTTCTGCTAGAGCTACTGCAAGATTGTTTATGACTTCTTTACAAACTTCTGCTAAAGCAGATACAGGTACTGTTAGTAGTCACTTATCAGATAGCTCAACGCAAACAGGTTTTGACATTGCACTAACAGAGCGAATAGGAGATTACGATGTATCCTATGCTGATGTAGTTATACAGGCTTTACAACCAGTTTTAACTACAGCAGACATGGCGGTATTGCAACCATTTAGGTCAAGATTTTTTGTATAATGATAAATAGGAGGATAGTGATATGGTACATAGGAAAGCTCCAACACTAGAAGAAGCAACAGAATTATTTGCTAAAGACCCCGAAAAAATGCTCAATGATTGGGCAGAGGAATGGGGTGTAACACACGAGAGAGTAAGACAATTAAGAATTGCTTCTGGTATTCCTCAAAGAGGTGCTTACAACGAAGACACAGCTAATACAATACTTGAAGTTATTAAAACAGGCAGAGGTGGATTGTCTACACCTCGAACTTATGAAGATGTCAATATAGGATACGAAAGATTCAAAAGCTGGATTGAAGAAGAAGAAGGCTTATTAGAAAAAGTTCAAGCAGCGCAAAAAGAAGCAGAAAAATATCTTAAAGACCCAATTGAAAAACAATGCAAATATTGTCGCCAATGGAAAGAAGTGAATAGTTTTAAAAGAAATCAAAAATACTTAGATGGATACACTAAATTTTGTATTGATTGTTTAAAAGTATTAAAAGAAAAAAAAGAAGAAATGGGAGATGAAAAAACTAAAACTTGTTTATCTTGCAGAGAACAACTGCCTATATCAAAATTTACAAAAAATCCTAATTCTAAAGACGGACTGAAATTATTTTGTAAAAATTGTCATAAGACAAATAATAAAAAGAAAAGGCGTAGAAATGCCCAGATATGATTATAAGTGTTTACGATGTGAACATATCTATGAAATAGAACATAAAATTACAGATGACCCAGAAATTCTTTGTCCTAAAGATTCAGTTATTTGTAAAAGACAAATATCAAAAAATGTTAGATTTGAAACTCCAGTAGATGTTGAATGGGAAAAAGACCCAAAAGATTTATCAGAGAAATCATTTAAACAATACCAACAAGCAAAGAAAAGAAAATATCAGTGGTAAAAGAAGAGATAGAAGAAATACAAAGTGGTAACGGGAGATACTTTTTTTCTTATCAGTCTTATCAAATCTTAAGAGACCCAATTTCTAATAATACATTTACTGTTACTGCTTTGATACCTGTAAAACAATTTGCAATAGACAGGCCTAATTTGAAACAACTTATACCTATACATCCAGAAGTTAAAAAGAAACCTGTGTTTAAAAATGAAGAAGAAAATTTTCTAAGAGCATTAAAAGAACACGAAGGTGAATCTAATATATTTCATCATAAATCTCAAGGGATAACTATTTTTTGTGAAAACATAAGAATAGAAGAAGATAGAAACTTATTAGAATTAAATATTAATGATTATTACAAAGAAGGAATTATTGATGGTTCGCACATTTATGAATGTATAAAAAATACACCTGCTGTAGATTTACCAAAAAAATGTTACATAAAATTAGAAATTATTGTTGGTCTACACAATAGACACGAAGAAGATATTATTAAAGCGAAAAATACCAAAATAAGAAAAGATAACAAAGCTACTTTAACTAAAACAGATATTGAATGGATTGACAGTGCTATAAAAGACACGGGGTATGAAAAGATTTTAGACCATGCAACAGTATTATCTTTAATTAATTTATTTAGAAATAATAAATATGATTCAGAGATAGATGAACAACCTACTAATAGCTATTCTGATAAAAATATGATTGTTGAAGACTATCAAAAAAATAAAGATGAATACAAAATATTTTCAGAAATATTAAAAGATATCTTATATTTGTATGATTATACAAATGTTGTGGGTCAAGAATTATGGTCAGAGAAAAAAGGAACTTTAGGAAGTTCTGGTATATCTCTTCCTTACAAGCAAAAATACTATCAATTTCCAATGATGAAAAAAAATTTAGACTATAAATTTCATGATGCTGTTACTTATGCTTTACTTAACGGTTTAAGAATGTATGTAATATTTATTGAAGGAAAAGCAAAATGGTCTAAAGATTTTAATAAAATACTAGAAACTTATAAAAATTTAATACCAGAATTAATCAAAATAGCTAGAGACCACAACAAACAAATAGGTTACAATGTACATTTATTAGGTAAAAGTAAATTGCTTTATAGCATTATTTACAAAGAACTTCTAATGGGAGACTTGTTAAATCAATTTCAATAATCTTGTAGTAAAGTAGATATATGCCTATTAGACACAGAAACTTGCCGGAAACTTGTACAATTCAGACAGTATCTGAAACAACAGTAGATGAAAGAGGTCTACCTAGTTCATCTTGGGCTGATACATACACAAGCGTAAAAGCAAAGTTTGAAAGCCAAGGAATAGAAGAAGATAGAGATGGTAGAAATACCACTATTGAAACATTTGGAATTTACATAGAACCGAATGTTAATGTTGTTCCGGGAGACAGACTGGTCAAAGGTAGTCAATATCATGAAATAATTAGTGTTCAGCAAGTAAAAGATAGATATGGAAAAGAATGTTATAAGTATATTGAATCTCTTGTAAGAACATAATGCCTCAGTATTTAAAATTTTATAAAGAGGGTATAACCCTAGGAAAGAAAAATAAAACTTCTGCTGGTCGTAAAGCAACAGGTATAGGTGGTTTTCGTTCAAGATTGTACAAATTTGGTAAGCAATCTGGTGATGTTAACGCATTTTTACAGTCACCATTTTTAAAAAATGCAAGAAGAAACGCTTATACATTTGCACGAGGTGGAGGTTTCATAGCTGCTGCTACCTCTGGAGATTTTAGAAAAAAATATGGTTCTGCTCAATCATTAGCACTTCGTGGAGCAAGAGTGGGTGTAGGTAGATTATCTGGTATGGCTATAAATCAAGTTGTACCTAGGAGTATTGGTCCAATATTTGGTCGTTTAGCAAGAAGAGAACTTGGTTCTTATGTATCTAAAAGTCCATTTTACCAAATGGCAAACAAAAAAATAGAATCACGGCTTTCCGGTTTTTTTAATTCTGAAGCACAACCTCATTATCATCATGTAGTTACCAATATGAATATACAAGAAGTTTTAGACCTACAAATAGAAAGAACTGCACAACTCATAAGAGCAAGCGCACCAGATATTTCTTCTGGTCAGTACATGTTAGGAGTTGGGGCTAGTGAACTTGGTATAAATATCAAAGATACAAGATTAAGACAAGACCAATATGATGAAGAAGCTGGAATGAGTTTTGACGAAAATTATAAATTAAAAACTCTTAAAGGTTACTCAAATACCGGAACAAAGAAAAACCCAGTAATTTCCAAAGAATATGTAGAAATGGATATATTTGGATTTACAGAACCCGGTAAAGCTAGAGAGTTATTACTTAAATCTGTACACACAAATCGCGCACAAGTACCTAAAGCCAAAAAAGGAAAAATGGGACGACAAATATATACAGGTGATGTAAGAGTTGGAACGAGTAGAAAAAATGGAGTAACAGCAGATTTATTTCCATGGATATGGCTTGTAGAATATGGCGGACCAATAACACAACAAGTTTCAAGTTGGAGTAGAAAAGATAATAAACCAGTAGTAAAAGATGTTAAAAAATATATACCACCAACTTTATTTGTTACTAGAAGTGTTCAAGCTGTAAACAATATGAAGTTTAATGGTGCAAAAGTAAAAGTACACATGAAAGCTCCTAGAGTTGGTGGAGTAAAAAATCCAGTAGAACTTATGAATAACATTCTTGGTGAAAAAGGTAGATATGAACAAATGATTAAGAAAAAAGGTTTAGCTATAGCAAAAGACGGAACAATAACTTATAAGCCAAAAAGTTTATTAGCAGCTGTTAACAGAAAAGGAACTGGAAGACATTTTAGTCAAGGTGTAAAAAGGGAAAATATAGCTGGTAGAAATAGAAGATTTTATAAATACAACAAATCTCACGATATAGCTGGTGTAAAAGTACACAACACTCATGGAGTTTCTTATTCACAAGAATTACAAGATGCTATTGGTGTTAAATTTTCACCAGATGAAATTACAGCAACTGTTAGTTTTAAAAATGTTGGAAGAATTAAAGGTGGAGTATCAGCTAGAGAAAAATTTCTTACAAGCATACTTACCGATAAAAATCCAAGTAAAACACGCGGAGGTGCTTCAAGAAGCGGTCTTATGCACGATACTAAATTATTTGGAGAAGAATTTAGTGAGGGTGCTTTTAATAGGACACAAGCTTCTGATTTTGTTGATTTTGATACCTTCTCAGTATCTGGAAACACTGGTTATGGAAAACTTAGTGGCGATAGACTTTCTGAGTATATAAGAAAAAATTATAATGTTAGTGTTCGTAGAGGAAGTAAAGGAACTGGCTCTGGAGCATATGAAGTTAAGTTTTCAAGAAAAAATAAAGGAACTAAAAGAGGTGGTAGTAAACGAAGTGGAAGTCCTACAGATAAAAGATATGCAACTCGTGCAAAACGCCCTCTACAAAAACAAAATAAAGCTGCACAAAATGCTGCAAGAGCACTTGTTGAAAATGCTAACTATGAAGAAATAATATCAGCTGCATCATTTTTCTATAACTCTGAAGATGAAGTTTAAGTGGTAGGATAAATAATTATGGGTATAAAAGCAGTAGGCGCACAATTTGACCAAAGTCAAAATTTTCCACCAGACGCGGAAATAATATTTCGTGAGTGGTGTGTTAATACAACCGCTATAACAGATTTATGCAGTACTAGAGTAGCAACTCGTTTACCTCGTAATGCAGAATTACCTTTCTTAACAATATTTAATGCTGGAGGAACACTTATGTCTCCTACATCTGAAGCAGCAGTAACTGGAGCTGCTATAACAGTAGATGCTTATGCAGGACGCTGGGGCGGTGGAGGGACTACTTCCCAACCAGATTATGCAAATGCTTACGCTTTAGCAAATGCTGTAGCTGAATCTGCTTTTAAAATGAAAAGTACAAGAGTTGTTACTCCTACAACTAATACCGCAGCAGTTATTTATAGTATGGAGGTACAAGGATTACCTTCTCGTATAGAAGAGACTGACACCGGATTGGGACATTATCAGCTATCATTAATAATGTATTATCGAGGATTAGATTGATATGAAGAAGATAAAAGTTAAAATTAATCCTTTGTTGCTAGAGAAGACAACTGTTCGAGATACCGTAACAGGGATAGTCTTTAGTCACAAGGGATGGGCTGAGATAGACATGGCCGTCTGGGAGCGCCTTAAAGAAGCTACATATAAACAGGGAACACAAAAAATTTCTGTTTTAATAGCTGATATTGAGGAAGAACTAGACGACTCTCCATCAGAGGACGACAAGGAATCTGTTGAAGAGGTAGTGGAAGACTTCTTTATTGCTGAAGAAGAATAACCGGCAAAGCTGAAATCGACTTGAAAAAGTCGGCTGAGCTCAGCTGATAAGTATAAGTATAAAATATGTTAGGAGATAACAAATGAGCTTTAATACAACAGGAACAATATCTGAAGTATTAATAGGTACAGGTGTTCTCTATTATGCAGATAGAACTACAAGTTCTTTAGTATTCCCATCCGATAACAGCGGCTCATGGGAAAACCCTACAACACTCTCAGTTCCATTCTCAGAAGTTGGTTATTCTGAAGATGGCTGGACTTTAGAAGTTGATAAAACTTTTGAAGATGTTATGGTTGCTGAAGAAGTAGACCCTATCAAGACTCTTAAGTCAGCACAAGAAGTAAGGCTAACTGGTGAACTATCACAAGCTGGTATTGACAAACTACAAATTGCAATGGGTGGAGGTGTTAAAGCAGAAGATACAATTGCTGCAATAACAACTCAAACATCTGGTGATAGCGATTATGTAAGTGGATATGATTCATATATTCCACCATTGTCAGATACTTTCACAGAATATGCGATGGTACTACACACAGATGGTCCAGCAGGTGCGGACAGACAGTTCCACATTCCTAGAGCAGTGAATGTCGGTTCTTTCGCAATGAGTCACCAAAAAGCTCCAGCAAAAGTTAGTTTGGCAACAGAATTTAAACTTCTAGTTCCAGATACAACTTTAAATGTTGGTAGCTCTGGCGGTGCATACTACTTGTTCAGAGTAATAGATAACACTAACGATACTGACGAGTTAGATATTAACTAAAAAATTAGATAGGAGAATATAAGTGGAAAAGTTTAAAGACTTTGATGAGGCTTTAGAAGCCGACAGTTTATTAAAATTGCAGATGAAGGTAGCAGGAAAAACATACGATTTACCAGCTACCTTACCTGCAAAAGCAGTCCTTTCGCAAATGAAGATGGCACAAGACGGAGAGAGTCAAGACCTATCAGCAATTGCGAATTGGGTGGAATCAATAGTGGGTAAAGATAATTTTAACTCAATGCTAGATGACGGTGTGGGCTGGGAAAAGCTTAATAACATACTTGTATGGTTATTAGAAGCTTACGGACTAGCAACACCAGATGAAGTTGAGGAAGCACAAGCCGCCGCCGAAGAGGGTGATAGCCCAAAATAACTTGGTCTCCGAGTGACATCCTAGGTTACTGGGGACAAGTAGAAGCAGACTTTCTTAGGTATTACGGCATTGATAAACCTCAAGATGTTGAATATCGTAAATTTCTTAGATTATTAAGAAACTTACCCGCAGATGGTTCAGTATTTTACAGCCGACTTCGTGAAGACCAAATTACTTTTGACGAAGAAACTGGAAAAATATATCGTAAAGAAGAGTACAACAAAGAAAGTAAACAAGCTAGAAGAATGCTTCAAAGACAACACAATCGACATAATAAACCTAGAGAAAGAATTTCTATAGACGAATTTCTTGGTGGAAAATCTGGAATTACAGGTAAGGGTTAAACTATGGCGATGAATCAAGATTTAAGAGTAACTTACGAATTAGTACAAACTAAAGTACAGGATAAAGCAGCTAAACAGACTGAAAAGTCTTTGGGCAAAATATCAGCTAAAGCTGCACATACAAATGCTATGGTTTCAGCTGCTGCCGGTGCGATGGCTGGTGCTCTTGCCGCAGTAGGTGGAGCAATGTTCTTAACAGTAGGAGCTGCTTCTAAATTTGAAGATTCATTTGCTGGTATTAGAAAAACTGTAGATGCAACAGAAAAAGAATTTAACACATTAGCACTTCAAGTAAGACAGCTAGCACAAGATATACCAGTTGCCGTAACTCAGCTAAATGCTATTGGTGAACTCGGTGGTCAGTTAGGTGTAGGTGTAGATAACCTAGAAGAATTTATTGAAGTTATCGCACAGGTTGGTGTCGCAACAAGATTATCAACAGAAACAGCTGCATTATCATTAGCACGACTTGACCAAATATTTGGTTTGGGTGGTAAAAGTTTCGATAGATTAGCTTCTTCATTAGTAGATTTGGGTAACAACTTCGCAGCTCTTGAAGATGAAATACTTTCTACTGCATTAAGACTTGCAGCAGCAGGTAAAGTTGCTGGTGCTACAGCGGCTGATGTTTTAGGTATTGCAACAGCACTTCAAGCAGTCGGTGTTCAATCACAAGCTGGTGGTACAGCTATGGCTCGTGTATTCCAGCAAATTCAAATTGCAGTTGCTACAGGTGGTAGACAGTTAGAAGTATTTGCTGAAACTACTGGATTAACTACAAAAGAATTTCAAGACTTAGCTAAAGCAGACCCAGCTTCTGCTCTTAACTTATTCGTTACATCATTAGCTGCGGCCTCTAAAGCTGGTACGAATATTATTGAAGTACTTGACCAACTAGGTCTTAAACAGCAGAGAACAATTAGAGCTTTGCTCGCTGTGGGTGAAGCAGAAGGATTATTAACAGATACACTTGCAACTGCTAATAGTGCTTTTGAAGCAAATATAGCACTAACTACTGAAGCGGAAAAACGATTCGAGACATTCAAATCTGAAACAAAGCTATTAATGAACGAGCTTACAGAACTAAGAATACAAATAGGTAATGAATTACTTCCAACTGCAAAAGCTCTTGTAACAACACTTTCTGCATTAATTGGAGGTTTTCAAAATACAGATAAAAATGCTGAAGGAGTGTCAAAAAGTCTAAAAGCTTTATTTGGAATTGTTGTAACTATGACAGGAGCAACTGTCGCACTTGGAACAGTAACTAAAACATTTAATGCTATTGCAGCAGCTCAAGGAATTTCTGTTGAAGACTTAAATAAAAGAATAAAAAGAAATGCAAAAAATATGAGTACAACTACTAAAACAGCAAAAGTTTTACAAAAAACAATGGTTGGTTTGAGATTTACAATGATTGGTTTAGGAGTTGCTCTTGCTGCTATAACTGTTGCATATACTGTATTCACGAGAAAACAAGAAGCAGCTAGAAGAGCATCAGAAAGTTTCTTAGAAAATAGGGCGGCTGTTGCAAGCATAACTGAAAAAGTAGCTGATAAAGAGAAAGAACTACAGGAATTAATAAATTCAGAAGATGTATCGGAAGCTAGATTAGATTTACTAAGAGCAGAGCTTGAGAAACTTCGAGAAATAGAAGAACAAATAAAGAAAAAAGCCATGATAGATTTTTTCAAACAAGCAGGTATTGATGGAGAAAGTGCCGAACAAGCTGAAAAAGCACTAACTGATGTTGGTGGTGCAATTACAGATTTTTATAATACTGGTTTAGGAGAAGATATAAAAGTCAATGTTGCTGATGCTGGATTAGAAGCCTTTAGATTTGATACAGCAAAAGAAGACGCAAAAGAATTAGATACCGCATTAAAAACTATGGGGTCATCTTTAGAAGAATTAAGTACACTGACTCCAGACCAATTATTAGACACTTTAGGATTACTTAAAGCTAATGGTGTAGATGCTTTTAAACTTTATGCAAAAACAATAGAACCAATTATTAGAACTAATACTTATTTAAATAATGGTGTCATAGAACTAAATGAATCACAAGATGAACAATTTACAACTTTAAGAAGAAATGCAGAAGGGCTAGTAACTATTCAAAAAGCTCTTGAGCAAACAGATGTTAGTGAAAAAGCTTTAACAGACACTATAAAAGAAAATGTAGATGCTTACAACGAATTAGATAGTAGACAAGACCAAGTAGCTATATCTGTAGACGATGTTCTTAATGGAACTGTTCGTTATGTTGATATACTAAAAGCACTAGACGGAGAACAGGAAAATACAGTAGATTCTGCTCAACAGTTAGCAGAAGCTACATTTGCGCTATCAGACAAAGTAACTGATAATATAAATAAATTTAGAGACTTAAACTCGGTACTTCAAGACTTTGGAAGAATAGCACCAATGAACTTAAATCAAATGCTAACTGGTATGGAAAAAGCTGACGAACGAGCAGATTTCTTAAGAACAACATTAATAGATGTTGCTAAATCCGGATTTGTTCCTTTATCTGTAGCTTTAACTGAATTACCTTTAGAAGAAAGTATCGGATTAGCCTTAACTTTAACAACAGAATTAAATAAATTAAGAGAACTGGAAAAACTAAATATTGGAAATGAACAAGATACTCCAGAACTAACAGCACAAAAACAATTAATTATGGATATTCAAAATATGTTGACTAGAGATAATCCAGAGTTAAGGAGCTTGACTTTTAATGATGAACAGTTGAAAGATTTTATAACTGAACAAGAAAGACTAATTACAAATACAGACTACCTTAGCAGAGTTAATAATAATCTTTTAGTCCAAGCTGAAGGTCAGTTAGAGTTAGAAAGAAAACAAGCAGAAGCAGCTTTACAAATATTTAATATTGCAAAACAAGAAGAAGAAGCAAAAGAAAGAATAGTAGACCTTCAAGAAGAAATGGCTGAAATGACTGCCGATATTGTAGCTAATGGATTTACTATAACTCAGCAACAAATTAGACAATTAGAAGTTACCGAAGCACAAGATGGTTATGCAGAAGCTATAGCTGAATATGGTAGAGAAGGTGTTGTAACCAATAATGAGCAATTAGCAATTTTACAAGCTCAATTGAATCTCCAAAGAATGAGAGATAAGATTGAAGGTAAAATGTCTAATCGTGACAAAATAAGAATTAGAGACAAAAAGCAAGAAATAAAATTTTTAGAAATGGCTGTTGAGCAAGGGGTAGCTGAACAGTTAGATTTAGATGCAGCTAAAGATGAATTAGCAGATTTAGAAAAACCAATTTCTGATGCAGAAATGGATATTCTTAAACTACAAGAAAAGATTGCAGACGCACAACTTAAAGTAATTGAAAATCAAAAAGAAAGACTTGACCCATCAGTTGTAGATGCAATTAAAAGAGTAGCTGAAGCACAATCTTTAGAAGCAGATGCTGTAGAAAAATATGCTGATAAGGAACATGATTTAGCTGATGCAATGCTTGAAGCAAGATTACAGAGTGAGAAAAATGCTTTAGTTATTAGTGAGCTTACAAGAAAATATCCGGGATTAAAAGGCATTATTACTGAACTAGCAAAAGATTTAGGTATTCCAGAAACAATACTTCAAACAACATTAGATGCAATGAGTACAGTTGAAACAAATTACCAAGATAGAGTTGACAGTATGGTTCAAGCTGGTAGAGATGCTTTATTTGATATAAAAGAAATAAGTGATTTCATAGATAAGGAAATGCAAAAACAAGCAGACTATTTTAGTAATTTTGACATAAATTACACACCTCCTGCTACGGTAGACCCATACGCCAGAACTAGAAGAGAAAATGAGTTTGCTGCTAGGTATGGTAAAACAATGAATAATTATACAGGTGGTAATGTTCCTATCGGTAGAACATCAATAGTAGGAGAAAGAGGACCAGAAGTTATTATGTCTACACCGGGTGGTACTTCAGTATTTTCTAATAAAACTGGTGCAGGAACAGGTGGCATAAATGTCGCTCACATGGATGTTAACATTACTGGATTACCAGCAGACCCACTAGCTGCAAGAAAAGCTGCTATAAATATAAGAAAAGAACTTATGAAGTTAGAAAAAGAAGGAACTTCTGGTACAGGTTTAAGGAATAGATAATGTTTGCAAAAATAAAAGATAATCTAGGTTTGATAGCAACTGCTTTAGCTCTTATGGGAACAATAGGAACAGGTTTATCAACTGCTGGCGAAATAGTAAACACTCTTCAAGGCATAGATGAAAGAATGAACAATATAGAGTATGAATTTACTGCTCTCAAAGAAAGCACTTATGTTCAAGGAGATATTGCTGTTCTGTTTGAAAAAGTGCAGAAATTAGAAATAATTAATGACACTAATCAATATGTTCAAATCGAAAAATGGGAATGGGACGATATCAAAAGTCAAGTTA